AGAATACCTATAAGTAAGGAGTATTACTGTGGCTAAGAAAAAGAAAAGTATTTACAGTCGTAGACTTAAAGATGTCAACAAAGACGGTAAACGAAACTTTGGTGACACATTCCTTGGTGATCTGTTAGGTGCAGACGGTAAAGTAGGTATTGGTAAAGGAAGACCTGGCTTACTAGATTCTCTCAAAGGTGAACGAAGAGAGAAACCAATTACTAAGAAGCCAAAAGCAAAACCTAACCGTAAGAAGAAAAAGGCTGAACCTAACGTAAGGGTTGGGATAAAAACGAGTACAACTGTAGTTACACCTAAAAGTAAAACAGATAGAAAGTTTGATCCATCTAATGTGCAGCCTAAAAGACGTGCTGCTAAAAAAGACCCTAAAGATAGAACGTCTGGTACACCTTCTTTTAGAGATAGACCAAAAGATGTTAAAAAAATTGATGTACCCTTTGCAGATAGAGTAAAAGATGATAAGGGAAGTGATAAGGTTATTCCAAAAGACAAGAAAGATAATAAAGATCAGCAGTCTAGTAGAAATCAACAAATTTATGTTTCTCCTTACGTTAAAGCTATCTCAGACTTTTTTAAAGTAGATTCTGTTGTTAAAAACCCAAAAGGTAGAAATAAAGCAAGAACAGGAAATTCTAAAGGTGGTATGACTGACTATCGTAAAACAGGAATGTTCTACGGTGGGATGACTAAAAGAGGTAAGAAATGAAACTAGATGACAACAAAGTAATTGATCAGTATGGTGCTGTTCTTGCAGAATACATTCACGGAGAATGGCACACTAAAGATCCTGCTGTCTTAGAGTTTATTATGAACCAAGATAAACCTGAAAAGAAAAGAGTACGTGCTCGAGATGAGAAAGGTAGATTGAAAGGTGACGATCCTTCTACCCCTCATATCAACGAAGCTTGGATGCCAGAGGCATAACAGGGTTGCATATTTATCACTAGTCTGATATAACTACTTACGTATAACTATCCTCACTAACATATTATAGAGGATAGAAAATGTTTAGAAAATTACTTAACAGGATTATAGAAGCAAGAACAGAGTCAGCTAGACGTAAGATTGCACGTATGCAACTTTACCAAATGACTGAGAGAGAGCTACGAGACTTAGGTATCGGTAGGCACGATATAGAAAGAGTTATACTGACAGGTAGATCTCTTTGAGAAATACAATCAGTTCTTTAATGATACTAGGAGTACTTTGGGAGGAGGCTCGTGGACCCAGTTACAATAATCGGTGGTGCTACCGTAGCTTTCAATGCGTTGAAGAAAGGCTTTCAGGTAGGTAAAGACCTACAAGATATGTCAAGACAGTTGACCCAATGGGCAGGTTGCATGAGTGATCTGTCCTATGCTGAACAGAAAAACAAGAACCCTCCTTGGTGGAAAGCATTGAATGGGGGTTCTGTTGAAGCAGAAGCTTTAGAGATATTTACGGCTAAGAGGAAAGCCGAATCCATGCGTCAGGAGCTAAAAGACTGGATTAGTTTTAGTATGGGTCCTTCAGCTTGGGATGAGCTTGTAGCTACTGAGGGTAGGATACGTAAACAAAAGAAAGAGCAAGAATACCGTAAAGCAGAGATACAAGAAGCAATAGTTACTTGGTCACTGACAGGTGTCATACTAGCAACTGGTTCTGGTATGATAGGTTTAATAATTTATATGGTGGCATAATGGCAAGAAACTTAACGGATAAACAGCAAAAGTTCTTGGACGTATTGTTTGAGGAAGCAAAAGGTGATCCTGTTCAAGCAAAAAAACTTGCAGGATACTCTGACAATGTTTCTTCTACTAGTGTTGTTAACAGTATATCAGATGAAATAGCAGAGATTACAAAGAAATTTATAGCACAGTCTTCAACCAAAGCAGCTTATACAATGTTTTCTGTTATGGCAGATCCTACAGATCTAGGTGTAAAAGAAAAGATGTTAGCAGCTAAAGATATTTTAGATCGTGCAGGTTTTACTAAAACAGATAAGGTAGAAGTAAAAGCTACAGAGCCTTTATTTATTTTACCTGCGAAAGAAGATGAGTAAAAGAGCTTCAAAGGCATTACATCCAACTAACATTGATTGGCACATACCTTTAAGGGGAGAACAAGGGGAATGGTATCCTTTAATAAGGGTGGGGAGACACGTACCCTTTGGGTACAAACAAGACGAAAAAGATGAAATGCTTTTAGTACCAATTCCTGAAGAACTTGAATTATTAGAAAAAGCTAAGTTGTTCTTAAAAGATTATAGTCTAAGACAAGTAGCTAAGTGGTTATCAGATAATTCTGGTAGGTATATTTCTCATGTAGGACTTGACAAACGTGTCAGAATGGAAGAAAAAAGAAGAAGAGCATCTTCAAACTATCGACAGTATGCCAAAAAATATAAAGAGGCGGCAAGGAAGTCGAAGAAGATTGAAGAAAAAAGAGTTGGTGGTAGAAACACCAGAAGTCTTGACCCAGATGAGGACTACATCAAACTCGAAAGAGGGGAGTGCTGTCCCTTCTGTGGTCAAACAAGAAGTAATATTTCAACCTAACCCAGGGCCACAGACTAGATTTTTAGCTGCAACAGAACAAGAAGTACTATATGGAGGAGCAGCAGGGGGTGGAAAGAGCTATAGCTTAGTTGCTGATCCTGTTAGATATTTTAGTAATCCACATGCAAGAATGCTTCTTGTACGTAGATCTACAGAAGAGTTACGAGAACTTATTTCTGTAAGCAAGCAACTTTATCCACAGGCTGTTCCTGGTATAAGGTTCATGGAAAGAGATAAGACTTGGGTAGCCCCTAATGGTGCAACTCTCTGGATGTCATACCTCGACAGAGATGATGACGTTATGAGATACCAAGGGCAAGCTTTTAACTGGATAGGGTTTGACGAATTAACTCAGTGGCCCTCAAGTTACTCTTGGAATTACATGCGTTCAAGGTTACGTAGCACAAAAGCCAGTGGTCTACCTCTTTACATGAGGGCAACGAGTAACCCAGGAGGACCAGGGCATCAGTGGGTAAAACGACACTTTATAGACCCTAACACTCCAGATCAATCTTTTTGGGCTACTGATGAAAATGGTGAAGTAATCTGTTGGCCTAAAGGACACACAAGAGAGGGTGAACCTTTATTTAAAAGAAAGTTTATACCTGCCACCCTGTTTGATAATCCCTACCTATCTGAGGATGGGATGTACGAGGCAAACCTTTTATCCTTACCAGAGCATCAGAGAAGACAACTCCTTCAAGGTGACTGGGATATAAACGAGGGTGCAGCCTTTCCAGAGTTTAACAGACGTATCCACGTTGTTGACCCATACGATATACCTAGTAACTGGACAAGATTTAGAGCTTGTGATTATGGGTATGGTTCTCACACTGGTGTAGTCTGGATAGCAGTTGTCCCAGGATCTGAACAGCTAATTGTGTACAGAGAGTTATATGTATCTAAGATAATAGCCACTGATTTGGCTGACATGATCCTGGACATAGAAAGTAGAGAGAAGATAAAGTATGGTGTGCTTGACTCTTCTCTTTGGCATAAACGAGGAGATACTGGTCCTAGTTTAGCAGAGCAAATGATTATCAAAGGTTGTAGATGGAAACCTGCAGATAGGTCAAAAGGATCTCGTGTAGCAGGTAAGAATGAAATTCATAGAAGACTACAAGTAGATGAGTTTACAGACGAACCAAGGCTTGTTATATTTTCTAATTGCGTTAATACTATATCTCAGATTCCCTCTATTCCTTTAGACAAAAGAAATCCTGAAGACGTAGACACAAATTCAGAAGATCACTTGTATGATGCTCTAAGGTATGGTGTAATGACAAGACCAAGAAGCAACATATTTGATTTTGATCCTGTATCACAACGAACAGGTTTTCAAGCTTCAGACCCAACATTCGGATATTAAGGAATACTTATGGAAGAAGATGACATTATCGGAGGTGACGAATTATATATAGATGATTCAGACTCCTCATTTGTAGAAGACAAAAAAAATAATGAAAAACTAGATGATCCATCTGTTGGCACAGTAGTTGGTTTTGTTAAAGGAAAGTACTCTACAGCAGAAAAGGCTAGGTATTCTGATGAACAACGTTGGATAAAGTCTTATCAAAACTATCGTGGTATTTACGGACCAGATGTTCAATTTACTTCTACTGAAAGATCTAGAATATTTATTAAAGTTACTAAGACTAAAGTTCTTGCAGCTTATGGTCAAATTGTAGACGTTCTTTTTGGTTCTAACAAATTTCCTATTGGTATTAACCCAACTATTATACCTGAAGGTGTTGCAGAGTCTGTCCACTTTGAAACAAATGATCAAGCAAGAAAAGCTAATGAAGAATTAGGGGTTTCAGAAGAAGATCAAAAACTTCTCCCAGGCGAAACTATTATTGATTTACAAGAACGTCTTGCAGGTATAAAGCAAAAGTTAGAACCTGTAATTGATCTTTTACAAGAAGGACCAGGTTCTACTCCATCACAAGTTACTTTTCATCCTGCTCTTGTAGCAGCTAAGAAAATGGAAAAGAAAATTCATGACCAACTAGAAGAATCAAATGCTAGGAAGCAGTTACGTACTGCAGCTTTTGAAACTGCTTTATTTGGCACTGGTGTTATGAAAGGTCCGTTTGCCGTTGATAAAGAGTACCCAAACTGGGATGAAGATGGTAATTACTCTCCTGTGTACAAGACAATACCACAGACATCTTCAGTAAGTATTTGGAATTTTTATCCTGATCCTGATGCTAATAACATGGATGAAGCAGAGTACGTAATTGAAAGACATAAGATGTCTCGTTCTCAAATTAGATCACTTAAGAACAGACCTTACTTTCGTTCTAATGCTATTGATACTGCTGTAGAAATTGGTGAGTCCTACTCAAAAGAATGGTGGGAGCAAGTCATGGAGGATGCAGACCAGGAAACAAAAGCAGAACGTTTTAACGTCCTTGAGTTTTGGGGTTATGTAGACACAGAGATTCTAAAAGATCATGATGTAGAAATTCCAAAAGAATTAAAAGACAAAGATCAAGTGTCAGTTAATATCTGGGTTTGTAATGACCAAGTTTTACGTCTTGTAATGAATCCTTTTACCCCTGCTATCCTTCCGTATTATGCTGTACCATATGAAGTAAATCCTTATAGCTTCTTTGGGGTGGGTATAGCTGAAAATATGGATGACACTCAAACCCTAATGAATGGTATGATGAGGATGTCGGTGGACAATGCTGCATTATCGGGTAACTTGTTAGTAGAAATAGATGAAACAAACTTGGCTCCAGGTCAAGACTTATCTATGTACCCTGGCAAAGTCCTACGCAGAATGGGGGGTGCACCTGGACAGAGCATTTTCGGAACCAAGTTCCCCAACGTATCTAACGAGAACATGCAGATGTTCGATAAAGCAAGGGTATTAGCAGATGAATCAACTGGCTTTCCATCTTTCGCACATGGTCAAACAGGCGTTAGTGGTGTGGGCCGTACTGCTTCTGGTATTTCTATGCTTATGTCTGCTGCCAATGGCAGCATTAGGACTGTCGTAAAAAACGTAGATGACTATCTACTTGGTCCTTTAGGTAAAGCATTCTTTAGCTTTAACATGCAGTTTGACTTTGATCCTGAGATCAAGGGTGACTTAGAGGTTAAAGCAGAAGGTACAGAGAGTTTAATGGCTAACGAGGTTCGTAGCCAAAGGCTTATGCAGTTTCTTGGTGTGGTACAGAATCCTGCACTTGCACCATTTGCAAAAATGGATTATATTATTAGAGAGATTGCAAAGTCTATGGATCTTGATCCTGATAAAGTAGCAAATTCAATGACAGACGCAGCTATACAAGCTGAGATCTTAAAGAAATTTCAAGCACAAAATCCA